ATTATATTCCGCTTCTGATAAGAAGATTGGTAATGGTGTAGTTGTACCTCACGGATTCTATAAGATTGTTATCAACAATCAAACTAAAGAAGTAGCTGGATGGGGCTTCCCACATGTTGCTCCTTATCCTAACTTAGGTAATGACTTAACTAAGTTTAGATTACCAGTTCAACAGATACAACAAACAGCAGGGGTACAGTACTCTTTCCCGCAAGGTGCTAAAGAATTGGCTCCGGGCCAAGAATGGCCCGTTGATTTTGGTGCACTTACCAACGTTAAACGTGCTAAGTGCGGTAAGAGTGACGATTAAAGTTTAGTATAAACAAAGTACAATCTATCATTAGCGTCACGTTTGAACGTATCTAAATTTAGGTTGTACTTCTCAGCAAACTCATTTACAACTTCAAAAGTCCAAAGAAATATATCTACATAAGGCCCAGTCTTATGCGGTATCCCTGGATTTGCACGTAAGAAAAACTTACCACCGGTCTTAAGTAAATCAATACAATGACTGAATCGTGCTTCAATCTCATCTTTACTATTAAAGTTAATACTACCCAATGCTATGATAACATCATGGCTTGCAGGCTTTACCTTGTAGTCTAATATATCTACTTCATAGTCAGCACAGTTATTGTATGGGTCAATACCAATCAAATTCTGTATACGACCTTTGAATGGATGATACCCACACCCAACATCTAATACTTTCTCTGGGTTTAATTTATTAACTTCATCAGCAAGTTCCCAACCAGTATGTTCATAGTCACCTGTACGAGGTTTCCATATCTCGCTAAAGAATCTATGTGTATATCTTTCACTTAAGTCATAGACTATTTCTTTTAGTGTTCCTCTATATTCACATGGTAAACTTAATTCAGCTTCTACACTATCTTTGAATTTACGATATCGTGCAGGTGTCCAAGGTAACTCGTCTACGATTGTATCTTCGGTGATAGAAATTTTATTGTACTTGGGTAAATTAAATGCAAGTTGTAAATTTTCTTTGATTAGGTTAAAAATTTTTGTGTTCATAAGATTTTTTTGATAATTTAATATTTTTTCGGCAAATGTGGAATAAATATTATTAGTTGTTAATATTTATATAAGGAGAAACAATGAAAAAACTTTTAGCATTACTATTATTAGTACCTATACTATCTTTTGCTTGGCAACCTACTAAACCAATAACAGTTATATACCCAAACGGACCGGGCGCCGGTAATGAGATTAGTTTTAAAATTGTATCAGATATAGTAGAAAAGAACACTGGTGCAAAGTTTGTATCTGAATACAAGCCAGGTGCTGATGGTAATTTGGCTACTAATTACTTTAACACAGTAGCTAACGATGGGTATACTGTGTCAGTTCCAGCATGTAATAGTCAATGGGTAACTGCTGAGATATGGTATCCACAAATGCTCAAATATAATATTTTTGAGTTTGAGCCAATTGCTAATATTGCTAAAAGTCCGTTAGCATTCTGGGCGCATCCTAGTAGCAAAATAAACACACCTGAAGAATTGATAAACGAAATTAAATCTAAACAAAGGTCAATAAATTTTGCTATTGGTGGCGGTGGACACAAGCTAGCAGTAGAGTATCTAACTAGTAAACTAAATGTACCGGGTGGTGACAAAGTTGAAACTATCATGTACAAAGGCCCAGCACAAGCATTATTAGATGTTATGGGTGGGCATGTTGAATTTGGTGTAACTCCAGTTGCAGTAGGATATCCTTATTTACAAGCAGGTAAGCTAAAACTAATTGGACTAGCAAGTGAAGTACCTATTCATGGATTAGAAAAAGTACCATTGATGAAAGACTATGCACCGGGACTAAACATTTATGGTTGCTGGAATCTTATACTACCAAAAGGTACACCAAAAGATATCCAAGACTGGTATCGTAGTAACTTCATACCTGCTATCAACAGCAAAGAAGCTAAAGAAAAGTTTGATGAGAACATGATGTTCATAAGTACTAGTGAACATACAGCGCAAGGACTAAATGCTAGTATGACTAAGTTACGCAAAGAATGGCAACCAATAGCACAAAGGTTCAAACCAGAATGAAATATATATTTGTAAGCGGAGCACCAGGCTCTAAATGGAGTTCAGTAGTAAAAAATATTTACTACTCAAAAGATATTGATAGTTCAGATTATTCAGATGAACGAACCTATTATCACGATGCATCAGGTACATATGACTTAATGCACTTGGGTGTATATTGGGGACCTGCTATGGAATTCGGTGATTGGTTTGAAAATCTAAATCAATATACCAAAGAACAGAATGAAGCAGAGTTTGATAAACCATTTACTGGATCAGGTGTAAAGATTATAAAAAGCCATGTGTTTGGATATCATATAGATTATATCAAACAAACTTGGCCTGATTGTCCTATCGTGTTAATTGATAGGACTGATGATGCTTGCTTAGGATGGTGGGTTAAGTGCGGAGAATTTAAAATAACATATCCGTTGTATAGAGATTATTACAAAGATTTACGACAAATGAGTGCTGCTATCGTTAAAGAAAATGAAGGTAATCGCCGTGCTGCCAGAGAATACCCCGGACATGTCGTAGAAACAAATCGTCAATTGGCAAGAACATTGGGAATTGCTGTGCCCGAAGATAAGTATTATCAAGATTATGTTAAATCAGATATAAAGGTAACTGTAATATGATAAGTAGTTGGGAACAAAGCAAACAAAAAAGTAACTATCATTTTGATAACTTTAAGAACGATCCGCAATACGATAAAGTAATCAAATTAGGTAAAATCATAGCTGACTATAGTGAAGATGTAACACATGCAATAGAAACAGCTAAGCCAGCAACATGGCGCACCCGTGGTGCCGTAGGCAAAGCTAGACCAGAACAAGAATTAGCAAGTGAAGATTATGACTTAGAACGATTTGGTTACGGTAGTGACTATCAAATTACGCATCTAAATTGGGAAATAACTCCTAACTTGAAAAAAATTAGTAATTTGTTTGGACTACAAGATTGCATGGAACGTATTCATGTACAGATGCCCGGCGAAGTATGGAACTTGCATTTAGATAAATTACAGAAATGGGCACCTAGTGAGCCATGGAGAGTAATGCGTATTCAAGTTGCATTGACTGATTGGGAACAAGGACACTATTGGAGTTATGGTAACTATTTGCATCAGCAATGGCGTGCAGGAGATGTTACAACATTTGATTGGCAGAATGTACCTCACTCTACTGCTAACGCAGGACACAATCCTAGAGTTACATTTCAATTGACCGGTGTAGTTACTGAACAAACTAATGAATTCTTAGCTAGATTGAAACGATTTGACACATATGCATTAGAACTTAAAGAAAGTTCATGGTAAAGAACACACCTTAGGGCCGTGTAGCCGGCTGCTGGCTGACGAATAGGAATCGCTACCCATTTAGTTCGTCAAAGTGAGCACTTTTGATAAATACATAATGCTTACAGAACACATTATTATTGAATCCGCCGCACTTGAATTAGCGAAAAGATTGCCGTCATTACAAAAACATGACTACGATACTATAGACCAATTAATGCAGCAGATAGCAAAGAAACATCGTATTACTGGCAAAGCATTGCATGATTTGTTTGTAAGGAAGTTTCATAGAACACCTGATAATTGGATTAAAAGTAAACTAGATGAACAGAATGATGAGCCAAACTTCCTAGAAGATAACCCAATAATGCAGAAATTCATTCAGTGGGCTAGCAATGAACTACATCTAAAGTCTACACCCAAATTTGAATTCAGTTACAATACAGAAGAAGCGCAAGCTGGGCATCATACAGGTAGACACAAAGATAGTGATAATAGTGTTTGGGTATATGTTGCTAATCGCAATATGGTTGATATTATGCGTACCGTTTACCATGAACTTACCCATGTTCGTCAAGGTGAATTGAATATGATTAAGCCCGGTGACAGCTATCCGGGTAGTCCAATTGAGATGCTAGCTGATATGACAGCGGGCAAAGCAATGAAAATATTCGGTAAAGATCACCCAGAAATCTTTCAATAAAGAATAATCTATGCTATACTGCATAGATGCTAAAACTGCTCTTTCCATTACCAAAAGAAATAATTGTCGCATTTAGTGGCGGCGTTGATAGTGTTGCTATCACAGATTTCCTTTCACGGAATCACAAAGTAACCTGTGCTTTCTTCCACCATGGCACAGAGAATAGTGAACGGGCATTTGAATTTGTTGCTAACTACTGCACCGAACGTAATCTTCCATTGATGTTTGGAAAGATTAGTAATGATAAGCCCAAAGAACTAAGCATGGAAGAACATTGGCGTAACGAACGCTATGACTTTTTAGATAGCTTTGGTGATTCATTGGGTCCAGTTATTACAGGTCATCACTTAGATGATTGTGTGGAAACATACATCTGGTCGTCACTTCACGGCAAACCAAAAGTTATTCCATCAAAAAGAAATAATGTTGTACGCCCATTTTTAACTACACCTAAAAGCGAGTTCGTTGAACGTTGCAAACGAAATAATATCAATTGGTGTCACGACAATAGCAATGATGATACAAAGTATATGCGTAACTATGTAAGAACACATCTTATGCCACACGCATTGCATGTTAACCCAGGATTGCATACTGTGGTTAAAAAGATTGTAGAAAGTCAGCAAAATGTTTGACTTTTCTGCACAGGAGATGTATACTAAATTACTTAACAAGGAGAAATTATGAGTAAAATGTTTACCGGAGAGCAAAAGATTAAGTTGACACAACTTATCAACGAAGGAATGGTAGTACTACACGAAATTGATACACTACGTGAAGGTCTAAGTGATACTGTTAAGGCTATCGCAGAAGAACTAGAAGTAAAGCCTAGCATTCTTAAGAAGGCAATTACTGTTGCACATAAAGCAAGTCTTGGTCAAACAAACGCTGACCACGAAGAACTTGTGACAATCTTGGAAACTGTAGGTAAGACACTTTGAGTTACGTTGATGCTATTCATAGCAGGGATGAGGATCGTATCTATGTTGTAGAACGAGACAAGGATGGCAAACGTCAATACAAAGAATATCCCACAAACTATGTATTCTACTATCCCGATCATAAGGGCAAGTATCGTAGCATATATGGCGACCCCGTAAATAGTTTCAGTACACGCAAACGACAAGAGTTTGAAAAAGAAAAACGCATTCATTCTGGTAAAACGCTTTTTGAAAGTGATGTGCCAGTAGTGTTTCGTTGCCTTAGTGAAAACTATCTTAAGGCAGAACCTCCAAA